AGCTAATCCAACAGGAGGGCCATCTGCAGCGGCACTTTTACTAAGAGAAAAATCTAAAGAAGTATCTGATGATCTTTCAGAAGTAATTAAAGAACAAGGTAAAAGTGCAATCAAACAGGCATTAGATGGATTAAAAAATGCAAGAGAAGCATTAAATAATATAGGTAAAAAGTAAGTTACAAACTAGGAGATGATAAAATGAAGTTAGAAGGACTTAAAAAATATATAGCTAAAACTGTACGAGAAGAAGTACAAAAAGAAATAAATAAAATATTTATTACTGAAGGTAAATCTATTAAACTTAAGACGAAACCAAAGCCAAAGACAGTTTCAAAATCTAAAGTTACGGAAGAACATACAGTTTATTCTAAAGATAAAACTCTTAATAAAATTTTAAATGAAACCGCGGGATTTAAACAAAAACCAAAAGAAGGTTTTGAAGATTATCCTACTCTAAGTGGAGAAACTTTTGATTCATCAAGAACAGCAGAATTATTAGGATATGGTGATGTTCGTGGTGCAGGTAGTAATGAACAAAAGAGAGAAATTGGAGCAGTTCAAACCATTAAAAGTGTACCAGGTGTTAAAGTAGAAGATGTACCTCAAGCAACACAAGATGCACTAACACGAGATTATAGTTCTTTAATAAAAGCAATGGATAAGAAAAATAAATAAAATGCCGAGTTCAAGAGAAAAAGACCAAGATCCAGATATCTTTATAGGTTTAGCATTTCCATTAGGATTTGCAAATGATGGTATTTTTAGAAAAACTAAAACTACTTTGGAACAGGCAAGATATAATTTAAGAAATCTTTTATTAACTATGAAAGGTGAGAGATTGGGACATCCAGAATTTGGATGTGAGATTCATAACTTATTATTTGAACAAATAGGTGATGATATAAATGATACTATTGAAGAAATGATTAAAGAATCAGTTGATACTTGGCTACCCTATCTTAAAATAGGCAAAACGGTTACTGTACAAGTTGATAATAGATTAAATGTTGATGTACATTTTAGTTTAAAAAATGATCTAACAGGATTTGAAGAAGTTTTAGATGTATTCTACGACATAACGGAGTAAAATTATGGCAGAGTTTGATAAACAAGTAAAATATTTAGGAAAAGATTTTGGTACGTTACGTAACAATTTAATAGAGTTTGCAAAAACATACTATCCTACCGTTTATAATGATTTTAATGAAACTTCACCTGCAATGATGATGGTGGAAATGGCAGCATATGTAGGAGATGTATTAAATTATTATATTGATGATACTTTTAAAGAAAGTTTATTACCATTTGCACAAGAAAAAAATACAATTTATAATATAGCACAGTCTTTAGGATATAAACCAAGATTTATTTCACCAGCAATAGTAGAATTAACTTTAACACATACGGCACCTGCCAGTACAGACGATAATTTAGAACCAGATTGGGATTATGCACTTAATATTAGATATAATTCTCGTGTTTCAAGTGATACTACTGGAGTGGATTATAGATTATTGGAAGATTGTAATTTTAAAGTAAATAGTTCTTCGAGTCCAAGAGCGTTTGAAGTATCCGCAACAGATAGCACTGGAACTCCAACCCGATATAAAATAACAAAACGAGTTAAGGCAATTAGTGGAGAGGTTACTTCGGAAACATTCCCATTTGGTGCAGCTACAAAGTATGATAGTATTTTATTAGGTAAAACTAATATCACAGAAGTAATTTCAATAACAGATAGTGACGGAAATACTTGGTATGAAGTTCCATTCTTAGCTCAAGATACTGTATTGAGTGATTTTGAGAATAATATAGACAATGATAAAAATTTAGTACAATTTGCAGGTACAGCACCATATGTTTTAAAATTATTAAAAACTTCTAAACGATATGTAACATTTCGTAGACCCGATAAAAAAACAGAATTAAGATTTGGTGCAGGAATATTGGTTGCACCCGACGAAGAAATAGTACCAAACCCAACTTCAGTAGGTAGTAATATATCAGGTTCACCAACTAAATTAGGAATTACTTTTGACCCATTGAATTTTACCAACACGAGAGCATATGGAGAAGCACCTTCCAATACTGTATTGACAGTCACATATGCACATGGTGGTGGTGTAGGACATAATGCTAAAGTAAGAGATTTAAATGCGTGGTCTAATTTGGTATACGCGGCAGTAGATTCTACATTAACCACATCAGAAGTTACTACTGCTAAAGAATCATTAACTGTAACCAATCCGAGTCAGGCTACTGGAGGCCAGAGTGAAGAATCTATTGAGGAAATTAGAAATAATACATTAGCATTCTTTCAAGCACAAAGTAGGTCAGTAACAAAAGAAGATTATGTGATTAGAGCATATACACTTCCACCTAAATATGGTTCTATTGCTAAAGCATATGTGGTACAGAATGATTTATTAGATATTGGTAACAACACAGAAGCTAATCCATTAGCATTAAATATGTATGTTCTTGGATACACGGCCACAAATAAATTAACTCTTTGTAATAATTTGGTTAAACAAAATTTATCGAGATATCTTGGAGAAACAAGAGTTTTGACTGATGCTATTAATATTAAAGATGCTTATATTATTAACATAGGAGTAAAATATTCTATATTAGTTAATAGAAATTTTAATAAATCTGAAGTATTATTACGGGCAACAAAGGCTATACAAGACCATTTTAGAATTGAGAAATGGCAAATCAATCAACCAATAGTAACAACCGATATAGCAAATCTTATAAGTGATGTAGACGGTGTTGCCGGAGTTGTACCACCAAAGACCGACAACCCATTTAATCTACCAATTATTATAGAAAATAAATGGAATGCTGCTAAAGGATATAATGAAGTATTATATGATTTTACTGATCCTACGGTAGTTAAAAATGGAGTAATATATCCAGCTAAAGACCCATCAATATTTGAAATTAGATTTCCAAATGTAGATATTGAGGGTAAAATAGTTGGTGATGTATATTAGGAGATAATTAAATGCATTATTTTATATACGCAGATGCAGACGCTACACTTTATGAGGGTAGTGCAACACAAAGTAGAAATACTGGATTAGATGAAATATTAGAAGTTCGTAAAGATATGAATGATAACGCTTCGGTTATCAATGTATCTCGAGCATTAATTAAATTTGATTTAACAGAAATTTCAAGCTCAATAGTAGATGGATTAATTCCAAGTAATAATAAACCTGAACCAAGTGCTTCATATTTTTTAAATCTATATGATGCTGGTTCTACGGGATTAACTTCAACTTCACAACTTTTATATGCACACATTGTTTCACAATCTTGGACAGCAGGTGAAGGAACATTTCACGATGACCCAGAAACAACCGAGGGTGTTAGTTGGAGATATAGAGTTGGACAGAATGATGCCACTCAATGGATAAGTGGTAGCAATAATACAGGTGGAACTTGGTATAGTGGAAGTGCTGGACGTTTAAGATTTGCATCTCAATCTTTTGATTATGGTAGTACAGATATGAGAATGAATGTTACTGAACCTATTAGTATATTACTTGCTTCAAGTTCAGCTTATTCAAATGAAGGGTTTATTATAAAAAGAAGTGGAAGTGTTGGTAATGATGATTCAAATTGTCCCGAAGGAGATTCATCTGAATATGGACAATTTAAATTCTTTTCAAGAGATACAAATACAATCTATCAACCAAAGTTAGAAATAGTTTGGAAAGATTTTTCATATAATGTAGGTTCTTTAAATACATTAAGTGGTTCTCAATTAGACGATATAGTTTTTTATATGAAAGGTATGAGAGATTCATATAAAGAAAATTCAAAAATAAAATTTAAATTAGTTGGTAGACAAAGATATCCTGCTAAAACTTATGAAACTACACCTCGAGCATTACAAGTAAATGCATTCCCAAGTGGAACTCTATTTTATTCTGTTAAAGATGCATTAACTGAAGAAACCGTAATACCATTTGACCAATACTCTGCTGTGAGTTGTGATTCATCTGGACATTATTTTAATCTTTGGTTAAATGGATTACAGGCAGAGAGATATTATAAACTATTATATAAATTTGTAAGTGGTAGTGGAACTGCTAATGAGATTAATGATATTCATGATAATGACTTTACATTCAAGGTTGAAAAATAATGCCGTTAAGTAAAGGAAAAAAAGCCTGGCAAACCAGACAGCGAAATCAAGAGAAGTTTATACGACAAACTTTTGGTAAATATACCAAAATATGGCAAAAGGAGAACCCCGATGATTATAGATTTGCATTGCAATCGGGCGTCAAGAAAGTGGACTTTTGGATTGGATTTACAACGTGGCTGTTCAAATCAGGGAGAGTAAGATAATGCCATATAAACAAAGTGAATTACCTAATGTTCCTTTATATAGTTCATTAAAACAAAAACAATTTTCAGATAATTTTGATAAAATGATGACGTATGTTGATAACTATATAGAAGAAACTGGCCAACAAGATACTCATTATCCCACTATAGAAAATGAATCAGGACAATTAATATTTTTTGGTTCTGGTAGTGGAGAAAATTTTGATACAAATTGGCAAAAGGTTGTAGTTCCAAACACTATACCAGATATAGATGAAGATTTAATACCATTATATATTAATATAACCTTCGAAAACTTCTAATGTCAAGTATTTTATTACAAGAAGATCTTCAAAATTTATCCCAAGGTAAACTTAAGTCGAGTGTCTCAACGGGGTTTGGTGCCTCTTTTACTGATTTAAATATACCAGTTAACACACCACCCATTTCAAATGATTTTGCAAAAATTACAGTAACCGATGCGGGCGGAAATGTTTTAATATCACAATTTTTAAATTCGAATACTTTTGATTTAGATTCAGATGGTAAAGTCATCTTTAATATTGGAAATCAATTGAGAGGATTGGGATTCGATCAAGGAACTTATAATGTTCAATATGAATTTTTAAGAAGAAAAAGTGGATTACCAGGTGCTCGTTCAATTGATCTAAGCGGTGAATTTTATTCTGGCCCCACTACAACTACAGAAGATGGTAATATATATAAGGATGTGTTAGATGAGACCACCATATTGGGTTCGGTTGATGCGGGATTAGAGATTAATAATATTAATACACTTAGAGATGAGATTATTATATCACCAAATATAGATATTACTAATGAAAAGTATTTAGAAGAAACAGAAATATTATTTAATCCAACTTATACATATTATTTAAGAACTGAAAGTCCGTTATCTCAGAAGATAGACGATATAGACCTAATAACAGAACAAAACTTTGGTTCATCTGGAATAGGAGTAAAATCTGGACAAATAGCACATGGAGATAATTCTATAGAGTTTGGTACGGCTTCCCCCACTAACGTAGTTACACGAGAACAATTTGATAAATCTTATGTTGAAGGAACTACAAGTGTTATATTAAGGGATATGTTTGTTACTACAGTTGAACAAGTACCAAAGACAGAAATTGTAACGAAAACTGAAGTAGAGGCAAGACCACTCATACCACCCGTGGGATCTCAAACAGGAACAATTAGTAATTTGGCACAATGGATATATGATGGAACTGCAGATTCTTGGCTTCCTAATCTTGGTGTATTACAACGAGATGCAAGTGGGGTGTTTATAGTTAATGATTTGGTGGTTGGAATGTCTTTAAAACAGGCAATTCAACAGAACCATATAACTCCTATCATTGATATGTGGGAAGAATTGCAGCACCTAGCAAGGGATCATGATAACTCCGTAGAGGTAGAATATCATAATATGGCTCAAGAGTGGTGGGTTAAAAATAGAGACGTATTAAGAAACTTTAAAGATATTAATGGTCTGACTATGAATTGGGATGATTATGGTATCTTAGCCAGTTCCGCTTATAGTATAACAAGCACCCAGATTGGGAATTATATTAGTGATTGGGGTGATTTAGATGGTACTGTAAATGATTTAGCAGGTTATTTTTATATAACTGATGAGTATGATTTAGGAGATTTACAAGCAAGACAAGACACAGTAACAACTTTTGAAGAAGTAAAAAGATACGCTGATTATGTAGGAAAAATTTCAAGTGTTGGTTATGATGGAGAGTTTCTTAATAGAATAGTATTAGAAGAAACACCAAAAGAATACGTTGAAAGAACTGGTTTATTTTTATACGAAGAACCAA